AGAGCTTTTGATGTTTGTCAGTTTCTATTCTTAGCAAGGCTAGCAGATGACATTAATGATAGAGCTATTCAGATCCAAGAAGCTAAGATAGATAAGGAGAAGTTAGATTCGATAATTGATATCCAGAGAACAATGGCAGTTATTGATAACCAGGATCTTGGTGTAAAGGAGTGCCTAGAGCTAGCCAAGTTCAGTAAGATCTTCCCATGTCCTGATTTCTGTATTTACTCAGTGATTGATTCTATCCAGAAGAAATCAGACGAGTCGCATAAAGTCTACGATTCTGTTAAGCTTGGCGAAGTTGATGGTGATGCAATTGTGGCAACTGAGAGGGAGTTTGAACTGTATTGTCTAAGGAATAGATTGATCAATTTCTATGATGTGCATAAGTTTCTTCCTGGGAGGCTAAAAACTGTAGAGGGTGAAAAAGCACCAGGCTACTTGCTAGCATATCCCAATTTACCAGTAGGTAGAATTGCAGTTGATGATATGCGTTTCATAGACATTGAAGGGTCATTCCTTTATAGAAGCTATGATGGATGTGAGAGTGAGCTAGTCAAAGATAAAGTCATCGCACCAACGGCTGAAGTAGATGACACGAATGAACTTGAAGATTTCTCCAACATTGAACGTAATCAAGTTCTCAAGTTCCTATTCTCGACATCATTTAAGAGCCAACGTGTAGTTGACGACCTAGCAATGTCAGGAGACCTGTTTAGTGTGTATAAGACGTGGATTCTAATAGCTCTTAAAGCTGAAGCGAAAAAGCCTGGCTCAAGACCTTTCATGATGGCAACAGATGAAATGAGAAGACTCCTATCTGAGGCAGAAGCAAATGTTGCAACATATGTAACAAATCAACGTGGGTCAAGTCAAGGGAAGTCTGAAAAAGACCTCTCAGAGAGGATGGCAACTCTAGCAGCGACCCCTATGGTAGATAATGGATTCCTTGCTACATTGTTCGCCTTTGACCTAGAGGGGTTTTCACCTAAGCAGAATGTAAAATTCAAACAAAGAGCAATGAAGTCATGGTCCCACGTGTTTAAGAAGCCCGAATTTGACTCGTGTATCAATGTCTTCACAGAAACTACTCTTAATTTCAAGAAGTTTGATGTTAATGATTCCTGGCATATGGTAGGAAATGACCTTGAGGGATTCCATGGAAGATTGAACACTGCTGCACACACGGATCTCATGGGCTATGCTGTTTACAAACTCAAACAATTAGGTCTTGCTAGGGGTACAGCCGGTCTTGAAGTGCTCATTGACGATGGTCTGCTGAGGATTGATCTCCAATTAGATTCGAATGGTGAGGTTGTCAAAAGAACTACAGACATCTTAGACTTAGTCTACCAGTTTGCTGGCCAGAAAATCAGCTGGGACAAGACGTTTGTTAGTAGAGTCCTAACTCAGTACCTTAACAGAGTTTTCTATGATGGAGTAGAAGTAACACCTGGTGCAAAAGCATTCATGAGAATTGGAAAGAAGCAAGAGTCTGCCATTCCCACTATCGAAGACGAATTCATGGCGCATGCTTCATCTACTAGAGGAGCTATCCAGAGTGGAAGTGACCATATCCTTGCTTACTACGAGTACATCTATGAGTGTGTCAAGACAATGACAAGGTGGGGTATGAAAGTTCAGACAAGAGAGGATATCGACCGCCTTGCGTTTGCTAGCTTCATCCCTATCGGTATGGGTGGTTTAGGTTTATGCAGCTTGTTTGGAATCGCGACCAATGAAAGCTTCAATTCTATGCAATCTGGGATAGCCAATATGAAGCTCATATGTCACAGGTTCCCTAAATATGCTAAGATGGCCAATTTGTATCTTAATGCAGGCGTCCGTGATATGAGCACTGAATCTATACTTAGGAACCCAACTGCATGGAGGACGAAATTAAGGTGTTTGAACCTCAGAAGATTTGAGAACGCAGCTAAAGCAAAAATCATTA